AAATCTGGTTGATTAGCTTCTGGCGCATCAGGCTCTAAAGTCGAAACATCTTCCGGTTTGTAGCGTTCAACAAACCCTTTCTTCTTACCCTCTTGCCCCCAATCCGATTGAATCTCTTGCACGAACAGCACGCGGTTACCGTCTGCATCGGTACGTTCATCAAAGCGCACGTGGGCTAGGATGTTGGGCTTATCGAAGTGGGATGATTTGTAGTTGCCAATTTTGGAAGGGTTTTCCTTAGCGTACCTCGCCCATGCTTTTTCAACAGCATCCACATATCCAGAAGCCGATACTGGATTGCCAACAAATCTTTCTGTTTCGGAAAAGAAAACTTGATATGAGCCATCGTCTAATTGCACCGCGCTCATTTTTGGTCGAGCTTTTACTTTCTCTGGCAACGTCAGCAACAACTCTTTGTAGTTCTCACCGCCTGGCACGGTGTATTGGCTGTACTTAGATTCTCCCGCAGGTTGGTTCGCGTTAATCTCGTCAGTTCTGGCTTTTGCTTCGGCTTCGGTGTCATATACATCATCCAGCGTCGCTTCATAGCCGTACACGCGCCAGCGCATATCTTCGCCTTCGCTTTGCTCATAGAACGCTGGCTCGTCCAACTCAATAGCACCATCACGGTCAAACAACAATACATCTTCAACTTGCACGCCATTACCGTCTAAAAACTCAAGGACAAAAGATTTACCAATTTTTCCGTCCTGCAAGTCTAACCAGTCAGTAATTCCTGTTGCTTCAATCTCGGCCTTCTTAATGCCAAGCTTAGGCGCGTTACCGATCAACCACGCTTTCCACTGACTGGCGGGTACGTTGTCGATCTTTGCCGCTTCTAACTGTGTGCGAAGCTGGCTATAAAAGATTGGCGATTGCATGTAAATGTTCGGATTGTTTGGGTCGAATGCTCCACTGTTGTCGGTAGCACTTTTAATTTGTGTAGAATCCATTGCCACATAAATGGTGTTTTCAGCGTCGCCTATGTTTCCGAACCCTTGCGAAATATAACCGTCGTAGCCAAGGGCTTTCCGCACCGCAGCATTAAGATAGTCGGCGGGAACTCCGCCACCAATAATGCCGCCCATCTGGTCTAGCGCGGTCTCAGAACCATCAAAAAGTTTTGTCGCCTCTTTTGCAGCAGCCTCAAGCGTTTTGAATTCAGGTGTGTAAACATAGTTTGCAAGGTATCCATCCCGCCAATCTTCCAACTCTGTGTCCTGGGCAAGTTCTTGGCGTGCTATTTCTACCAAAAGTGCTTGTAATTTTTTTCCTGAAAATGGAGGCGCGTCGTATCGTAGAGGTTTAGCAATGTTCAAGTACACTTCAAGCAAAGCGCCTGCATCACCTCTTTTACTATACATTTCAGCAACCGTTTTATTTGTGGTGAAATAGAAGCCAGGACCTTCGCTTCGACCGTTAATAGATCCTATCTTGTTAGCATCAAATACGTCAAACGTTGCGCCTGTGCCGTGATAAACAACCAACGGCTTACCATCAGAATCGACAACCTTACTGTCACCAAACCATGTCTTGAATTCTGGCGTGTCTAACTTAGCATTAGAATTTGCTTGCTCTAGCCCACCATTGGCAGTGTCGCTTATCTTCATACCAAAGCGCTCGTAGAATTCACCGACACCAATCCCCATTCTTTGCGCATAAGTCTGATAAAAGGCTTGATGTAGCTTGGCGTATGGCGCATTCACATCACGGCTGAATCGATTGGCTTGAACAAGTTGATTCAATACATCGTCATAGACTGCTTGGCTTTCCTGCTGAAATTTCGTGTTTTCAACTTCTTGCGCGGCAATCTGATTGGCAGTATCGATCATGCGTTGCATTTCAGGCTGTGCGTTAATCTGTGCTTCTGCGACTGTTGGCTGATTTGCAGAAAAACGAATAGCAGGGATGATCTCCTGCGAAGTGCCGGTCTTGCTCATGGCGACAATCAAATCACCAAGGTTCACGGCAACATCATGTCCAGCCTCTTGTGCGATTTGTAAATCCTGCTCAATGTTCGGTATCTCATTGGCAATCTGGCTCAAGGCTTCTGGTGATAGATAGACCTTGGTTTCACCATCAACCGTTTCCACGCCCATGTCATTAGCAACTTGTTGCATGTAACCACGCAATGAACCTTCGTCACGTTGTAGCAATTTAGTCTGCGATACCATTTCAACAGCGGCTTGCATGACTTCTGCATCAGCCATAATGTCCTGTGCAATCTCAGTCTCACCATTGATCTTCTGGCTGGCCAGCGAAATGGCACGCATACCGCCACCTTGCACGGCTTCCAATACGCCGCCGATAGCCGCGGCTTTACCCACGCCTTCGGTTGATTCACGGTCGTCGTCATAGCCTAAGATAGCGCCTAAGTTGACACCGAACTGATTGCCGCCTTCTTCTGCCGCGCCACTGACAGCCTCGCGCACCATCGCAGAAAGCATGGTGTTGGAGATAGTGCCTTTGGTTAAGAAGTCAGTCTCAATCTTGGCCGTGCCAGTGAGCTTGTTACCCAAGAAAGCAATCGGTGCCGTGACTAATGCGGCAATCGCAGCGGCTGAGTTCTGCTGGTCTGGTGTTGCGCCTGCTGCAATGGCCTCTTGTCGTGCGGTGTTGGCCGCATCCATCGCTTCAATGATTGATGTATAACCAAGCATGGCGGCTGTACCACCACGCGCTGCAGCTGCACCAGGTATCAAGTAAGGTGATGATTGCGCCAACTGGTCAAGCAATAAGCCAGGGTCAGTGACCAACATGCCAATAGCATCGGAAATACCCGCTTTGTTAAATGCTTCGATACGGTCTTGAATATCGAATGACTTCTTCTCATTCCAGAATTCAACGCCGCTATTGAACTGGTTTTGTACCTGGTTGCGTGATTCATCCAGTTCAGCTTTTACATCCGGCGCAAATACACCCAATGCCTTGTTGAACACAATATCGACAGGGTTGTATCTTCCAAACTCAACTATGCCTGCGGCCATGATGTTTGAACCTGCCGCCGCCGCTTTAAGTGGATCTGTCACCACATCAACAACAGAACGGCTTTGCTTGACACTCAGCAACCTATCCCAACGTTCTTTGATTTCACGGTCCTGCGCTTTACGTCTTTGAATAGAGGCTGCTTTGAATCCTTGCGTTCTGAGCGCTGTTTCAACATCAGGCAACACTTCATCATCCATAATCAGTTTGGTGAATTCACGATCGGCCGTAGCACGTTCACGCAATACTGGTGCGCGATTGATCTTGCCTTCTGCCGTTCTGCGCTTAACCTTCTGTTCGACTTCTTCAAGGTTTCGCTCAACAATGTCTGCGGTCAATCCAACAAAGCCGGTGAGTTTCTTTGCTTTGGCGTATCGCTCAGGATCAGACTTTGAGCCAGCCAGCATATTGACGGAAAGCGTTTCATCGGACGCATCAGCGACGTTATCAATCGCGGCATCAATCGGGTCAATGGTCTTTTGTGGAGTTGGCTTGCTGTCACCAATTCCGTCAATCAGTGCGTCAATATCGTCCACGTATTACCTTCCGCTGATTTGTTGTTTCAATGTTTTGAGTTCTGCTTTCGTAGGCATACGGCCTTTGCGGTCAAAGAAGCGTTTTGAAAGTGCATCGTCACTTGGTACAAACTTGGCAGCATCAGGCGTACCCTGCACTTCAAACATCCGCACATCGGTATCCCAAACATAGCCAGGCAAGGCACCTTCCATCGCCATGCGATCAATGACTTTTTGGCGCTCTTCAAAGCCTAGCTCTTTGCCGCTTTCTTCCTGCAAACGCTCGATCTCGCCGTAAACAGCACTCTCAAACATGCCTTTCTTTTCATCTTTGATTTTCAGGGACGTAGCAGTGGCGGAGATTTGTTGCGTGGCCGTTGCCGCAGATTTCGCACCTTTTTCATCTTTAGCTTGCAGATCGACAAGTTGCTTCAATTCAGTGGTTCCCATACGAGAAAGCTCTCCATGCAAGTTCACTGATTTAAATGCTTTTGGGTCATTGTTTGCCATGTCGCGCAGCTCAAGGTATCTATTCCAATCTGTTTTAACCCTATCCTGTTTTCCTTTAGCACGATCTTCCGCACGTTCTGCCGCTACTCTGCGATAGTCCTGTATCTGAATCTGTGTCTTGCCGTCCAGCGTCGCCCACACATCACGCGGGATAGGCTGGCCGGACGCAACCATCTTCCAAGCATTATCAACAAACTCCTTTTCTTTTGCGGCTACTGCGGCCTTTTGCTCTGTGAAATACAGATTGAGCGAACTAAGCGCCTTGGTTTCTTCCTGACCTGTATAGTTATCCATGATCCACTTACGGCCAGCTTCTTCATCCAGACCTGCGCCAATCACATAATCACGCGCTTGCTCGGCCTTATATTCCAACATGACAGGCTTCAATAGCTTTTCTACGTCATCCTGCTCGGTGCCGCGAATCTTGGCCTTATTGCTTTCGTAATAGGCTTCGGCAACTTGCGGGTTGTCATTGAGCAATACGCGAATCGCATTGACATGCAGGTTAGAAACATCCGCATCATTCTTAGCAGCCAGCACTTCCGGCGACCATCCGCGTTGTACGCCATAAGCTGTGTTGCGTTGACGAATCTCCGCCTCTCCAAGCGCAACGGCTTCTGGACTAGGGTTCAATGAAACACGGTCTTTGATCATGCCGATATTGGCTTCAAAGGCCGCATCTTCTGCGGCTTTGGTTTGCGTTTCTTCAAATGAGTTGAAGTCTTTAAATGCAGACTGGCGCAACTTCATCGCGGATTGTTCTAGTAATGCACGAACCCGATTGCTTCTGGCTTTCTCGCCTAGTTTTCTGACTGAATCAGACACGAAGCTATCTACATCTTTGGTTACGCCATAAGCGTTGACACCTACTCGGGATTTTTTAATCTCAGCGGCTTGCAACAGATATTGATTGTTCAACTCTGTTTCAAGATTCAGAAATTCAGTGGTGTCTTTACGTTCTTCAATCTGATCAAGGACAACTCCAACTTCATCCATACCGCGTGCTATACGCCCTGCCGCGCCTGATGGCTGAAATACATCCGCGTTCGCACCTTGCTGCCTAACTTGTGGCAGTGCTTGCGATTGAACGGTTGGGCTATAACGTGGCACGACAGGCATTGATGTACCCTTTATTTTCTTGATGCTTTATATGTATTCCAACGATTTGCTACAGAACCCGCACTACTTAACAATGAAGCACCTGCTTCCATGCCCGGGCTGATGGATGAAGCCTTTGCGCCAAGCATTGCAGACTCTGCGCCATAGCCTTGCGCCTCATTCTTGAACTTGTAAACCTCTCTGTCCGTATTCGCTTTACTTCTTGAAATATCACGTTCAGCCAGCAAGTCGGTATCACTGAGGATGTTCAGCGCAGAACCTTCATCCAATGCAATGCCGTTGGCCGCTAATCTTGCACGCTGAGAACCCTTGAACATTCGCGCCCTTTCGCGCAAATCGGCTTCTTCTTCTTTACCGCGTCGCTGCGCATCTTCGGCATTCCAGTTCGCCATTTGCTGGTTATTGGCTTGAACTTTGGCGTTGTACTCGTAATAATCTTGCTGGCCTCGAGCCTGCTTCATTGACTGAATTGCGCCTAAACCTGCGCTGGCTACAGACATTGCAAGCATTAAGCCCGGTCCACACATCACGCATTCCTTTCAAAAGGTAAGAACTTCATGCCATACACTCCATATTCAACAGGCTCACCAAAAACAAACCCAAGTCGCTTCAACCATCGAATGCTTTTGGCATTTCGCACATCCACAAAGTTATAAAGCCTTGAAAAATAGGTGTGCATGGACTGAATATACCCCCTGCATTGGCGCATAAGGACACCGCTATGACGCTCCAACTCTACGGTTCCAACCATCCAAGGCACACCGTTTTCATCAAGCAAAGAAGCAGCACCAACACCAAACACACAACACAGTTTTCCGTCATAGAATCCAGACCATGAAACGATAGAAGTATCAAGTGCAGCCTTTAGCGCCCACAACTCATTGCCTTGACCATAAGCCGCGATCAATTCATCACGGTCAGCCTGCCTCATGTTGTCGTAAAGCACTTGAATGTCTGCTAACTCAGCAGGTCTTACCAAGACTTTATCCGCCGACCGCATAATCAAACGTGATCGATAACAATGTCATAGGAAGTGGATCGGATTGCCTGATGCAAATTGAGCCGTCTTTCTGCCAAGTCGGTGTCAATACGATCTCAATTTCCTCGGACTTCCATTCTGGTGGCGAACCATAAGGCTCAGTCGTGCGTTGCACATAAGGACGCAACTTGTCGTAATCAGGACCGGCGAATATGCCGCTTGATTGATAGACGCGAAGGAACACGCTGTTCGCGTTCTTAACAGTGCCTTGACCAAAGGCTTGAACACCTTTGAAATCAAGTACCGCTGGCAAGGTCTTAATATCGCAATCGTATGACAGTCCAACATGGATTTTGCTAGAGGCTTGCGGTACGGTGATACTGCCATTAGTGACTATCTGCGTAGGTACAACTGCACCATCGGCCAAAGCAGTGACGGTTTCACCTTCAAGATGCCAAAGCCCTGTCACAGTTGTCGTGGCAGCGCCTTCATAGGTCAGACCAGCATCGACAAAGAAGCTGTCGGCCAGCGTATCTAATTGACGCGACTGCATGCGCTCTACGAATCTGCGCGTTACGCCATTGATTGTTCGTTTCACCAAGGCATACAGCACATCCTCATTACCCTCGGATACGACACAGACCGATTCAAAGAAGCCTTGTGTTTCGTGTTGATGTATTGCATAGATTCTTTGTGTTGGCATGTAAGTCAATCCAATCAAAGCACCATCATCACGAACCATCCAAATAACTGGTATTGGCGCACGCTGATAAGCCATGTCAACAATCAGATATGGCTCAAACAAATGAGAGGCAAGCAGGCTTAAATCTTCGGTTAGATAACCGTTGCTTTCCCATTTATAAGCAAAGTCACGCACTCTTGAACCTTGCGCCTGAATATAAACCACCGAATTGCCGGTTAAAACAGGTTGTACGTTATTCGCACCGATATAGGACTGCGGTTTGACACCAATCGATAACGGTGTGATCACATCCGAGTTTTGCGCCTGTACGCGCCATTCACCGCCACTGGTGAGCAGAACAAGGTCTGATAATGGGATGATATGGCGTATTCTGTTCACATCACGCGCCGCGATTCTGACGACGATAGAATCATCGTCCTGCGTGGGAATCGAATAGCTTAAGTTTGATTCAGTGGCTGACCGCGTAGCCCAAAGGTTTTGTGGATTGCCGTTGGTGCCGCCAAACCATCTGCGCTGTTCGTAGTAACTGACAGCCGATGGATATTTGTTTGCCGCATTAAATGGATTGTAGGTAAGCGGTGGCGTTCTCGTAACATCCGCGATGATATTGTCATCAATGAATGACAGGCCGCTTGTCTGACCAATGTAGCCATACAGTCCGTTATTGTCCTTATAGACGTTGTAACGAACCGCGCCAGTGACAGCCGCCCATGTGATCGTGTTCTTGTTTCCAGCCGTTGCAAGGTTATTCGTACAATCGTCACTGGTTGATGCCACCGATTCTTCCAGTGATTCATCTGCAATGGCCGTGACAACATAGGTGTAAGTGATAGAACCGCTACCAGTTGTTGCTGTCGCAGCAACGCTACCCGGTGCGCTCAATGTCGGTACAAAGGATATGGTAGTAAACGCCCAATTCGTAGCGCCTGAACGTCGCAGTTCTCTTGGCGCATAGCTAGGATGCACCAATGTCAACACATCTGCAGACTGCACATAATGAATGTCAAACAGATCCGCTTCGGCAAAAGGACTAGCTATTTCATACACTCTAGCAATCGTGCCGCCCGATGTATAAGCACCCATCGCGCTGGTATCAATCGGGTCATCATTCAGGTCAGTGAGTTCAAAGGTGTTGGCACCTGCATTGACGTTCGCCACCTTGACATAGCGACCATTCAAATCGGTCATGCCACCTATGCCGCTCAAGAAAAACCATTGTCCGTTAGTAGGATCAGCCCCTGCATAAGTCAACACGCCAGTGGAAGCCTGAGATATGGCCGTGATGTTCTGACCTGTTTCTAGTACCGTGCCGCCTTGCGTATGAAATCTGACATAGCCATCACCAAACTCAATCGTGAACGTCTGCTCAGTGTTGAAGCTGAATGGAATCAGACGAACAGCCTTAGAACTATCCTTGACGGTTAACACATAAGAGAAGCCAGCACGATTCTCAGCAGGACCATGCGGCAATATGATGAAGTTCTTACAGGTTGCAAGGCCGGTCTGAAATTTATCTAGGTCAAGCCTGCCGTATAGGTCTGGACTTATTTCACCGCCAGCAAACGAGCGTGCATGCGTGCGCATCAATTACCTCGTTATTTTGGCTGGATAGGAATATGGACTGATGGTGCCGCTACGTGCCGCAATCGAACCAGGCACATGCGTCACATCATTCTTTTTGGTGCGACCGTCATGCTCTTTAGCCTTTGGCAGCCATACCTTTTCGTAGAGTTCCCATTGCGTTGCATTAGCCTTTGCGCCTGCGTCACCCTTGAGAATAGGACCAGCAAGATAAGAGGCGAGCAATCGGGTCAATGCGTTGATGAACACCATCGATAGCTTCGTGGTGTCGGTGATGTTGGCTACATAGCGGAGTGTTGCTTGTTCGACGTTGCAGTACAGAACCCGCGTGCCATCGGTCAGGGCTTCAATCACATAATCAATCTCATAGCCAAGATCGACCGTTTCATCCGGTGCGTCCTGCGGTAATACGGCAATCGGTGTCAGCATGTCATTCGGGATGCCATAGCCATATTCCCAAGCATCAGGCGGTGTGATTGCCAATTCAGCCAATACCTTGCGCTTCATGGCAAAGTTCCAGTCGTGGGCTTCCAATATGGTTTGCAATGCAATCGGATAGAATTTGGCAGCTTGTGCGGCCTGTTCCGTGCCGTCAGCAGGACTTATTGAAGTGACAGCGGCTTCGTCGCCTAAATGCGATAAAGCAAGGTTCACAATATCAACGGACGATGCCATGCTGACTCTCCTAAAAANCANGGGGCGCGAAGCCCCCTGATNGGTTACNTTGAAGGCTCGTAATTACTCAGCCGGNNTTTCAGNNGNTTCNTCAACCGGCTTTTCTTCGACCTTGCCTGTCGCTTTCATCCATTTACCTAATTTCTTACCTTCAAAGATAAATGTCTTGCCAGCACGGATACGAGCGCCCTTATAGAAGCCGTCCTGTGTTGCGACGACTTCTTGGCCACCAACTACTTTAGGTTTAGCCATCATTTACCCCTTAGTTGACAGCATCTTTAGTGGCTACCCACTTCGCAGGATCGCGTGTCAGGAAGGCGTTGACCTTGCCTGCCGTAAACGCTGCAACTGCAGTGGTTTGCACAATACCCAAATAGCGCTCATAGTCAGGTGCCAATGGCAAGCGCACGATGCCAATCACATAACCAGCGACCAATGTTGCGACCGGAATCGCACCACTTGACCAGTGATATATTGCTGAACCGTCCGTTGCAATCGCAGCCGCAGCATCAGAAGCCAGATGGAATTGACCGGTTGCTGCACCGCCGCTTGTGGCAGTGGTGTCAACAGTCAGAACCAGATACATATCTTCACCGCCAGCAAGCACGTTGTTACCAACAGCACCACCTTGCAAGCCAAGATCAATCTGATCACCCAACAGGTAAGAACCTGCAACACCTGTGTTTAACGCCGTAGCGTCACAAAACTCATTACGTTCGTCTAAAATCATGATGATTCTCCTTAGATGCCAGATTCAGTGTTGGTGATGGAATCGCAGCGACGTACTGGAATGCCGTCGAACATCGTCACATGCTTGCCAGCCACTTGCTCAATGGTCAGCGTAGAAGCTGCCACCTTGTTTGCGATTTGGCGACGCAGGAACGAACGCACAGTACGGTTACAGTAGAACGCTGGACGACCCATAGACAGTGAAGGCACCAGTTCGGTAGCTTGTGTCATCAGGTCGATCAAGTCAGGACCAGTGGCAGCATTCTTGACCAAATCTTCTTGGTCAATGTTAATGCGAACCACATAACGCCAATCACGGACAGACAAACCGCAATCCCACTTATAATGAGTACGATATGCCTGCGCACGACCGCCAGCACCGTCGATATTCTCAACAGTGACTTCACCCAAGTCTTGCATCGACAAGCCGCCTTTTGAGCCTTTTGGATAGATGCCGTGAACAGTGTTTGCACCCCAAACAACCAGATAGATGGATGTGTTGTCAGTGCCGTCAGGTGTAGCTGCAGAGGTCAGGATGTTCTTGCCGTTAGCTGCCGCTTGGTCATTGAAGCGTGCGCCAAAGCCAGTGAAGGCTTCTGGCTCAGTGGCTTCGTTGCCGTAGAACAGTGTGGAAGCGAATTCCTGATTCATACCTTCGATGTGTGCCATATCCTCAGACATACGGAAGGCTGCGGTATTACCGTTCAAGTTTGCCAAAGCCTTATCGACTTCAGCGTATGCTTCCATCATGCCGACGGAATCACGAACTTGCACAGTGGTTGATTTGGTTGGTTGTACGCCGCCGTACAGTTTGCGCCATGTAGGTGCAGGCAAGCCGGAACGGATCGTAGTTTTATGACCAGTCAACTCATTCGCTTCAATCCAAACCATGTCATCAATGATTTCATTGGTCTGGTTCAAGATTTCCGCGATGGTCATGATATTGCCTTCGCTGTCGGTACGTTTTACAACGTCGAGCAGCGTAGGATGAATCGTTGATAATGCGCTCATAATAAATACTCCTTTAGCTCATGTTTGGGTAGAGAGACTTCGCTGGCGTGATTTCAGTTTGTGGGCGCTTATCGCCAATCACCAGCTTGTCCTCGCTAATTGCTTTGCCGACGCGGATCATCATTCGGATGATTTCAGGGTTGTTGCCGTATCCAGTCGTTTTGAGCAGGTTCTTGAGTTCAGGTGTACCAAAGGCTTCAAGGGCTTTTTTGCCGACACCGAGATTTTCATCAAGAGCATCGCCACCAAATTCCTTATCACCTTTAATCTCACCGACCCAAGCCGCTTGTTGCGCTTGGAACTGTGCTACATCCTTTTGCCGCATCTTGATACCGAATTCCAAGAGCCTATTGGCATCCTCGTTCGTGTATCCCTTTTCTTTGGCAAACGCTTCAAACTCACCGAGCAATTCGCTATCAAGGTTGATACCTTCTGGCGCATTGAACTCATAAGTTACTTCGTCTTTGTCGGCTTCTTGAGTTACTTCCGGTTCCTCACCGGAAGGCTCGCCGTCAGAAGGCGTTTCCTGTTCTGGTTTAACTTCATCCGACACCAACAGCGTGTCGTCTGCTTTCACTTCTTCGGCTGTAGTGTTAGCTTGAGCCGTTTCCTGTGTCGCTTCTGTCATTGCTGTATTCCTGTAACATTAAAAAGAATTGTTCTGGTGCAGCATCTAAAACTTTCGCTTGCATAAACAACCCAGCATTGCGCATGCCTTCGTTGAAATACACTTGAGAGTTACCTGTGAAATTGCATTTGTTGACACCAGTGAAGTCGATCATCCGTTGCATGATGCGTCGGCCTCTCTTGTCACTCATTAACCAAACAAAATCATCTCTCTCTGTTTCACGAAGGTTTTTGATGCGCTTCGCTTCTTGATCTAATGCCTCTTGGTTTTCATCAAGAGCCAGCGGGTTGTAATCTTTAGTCACAGTGAAAAAATAGCACCAGAGTTGGTGCGGTCGGACACCGCTATCGCCTTATGTTGCGGCGCGGGATTAGCAAGGGATTGGATGTGGTTATTACTGGCTCTAAATCACCTGACTGTCCAGTGGCTGCTAGGCTGTCTGAGCCTGTTTCATTGGCTGCCAAAGCACCAGAAACTAAGACTTGACCGCTTGAAGCGAATGTATCTAAGCCACTTTCAGTTGCAGCCAAGGTTCCAGTAGATGCTTGGTCTGTTCCGCTTTGACTTTGCCTTTTGCAGTCTGCAAATCCCCATTGGTATCCTTAAGTTCAGCAAGCGCAACATCACGGTCTTTGCGTGCTTTATCTGCCGCATTGGTCGATTCGATCACCGCTTGCTCTAAAGAAACAATGTTATCTAGCACTGCACCTATGTCGTTTAGTGCCTTAAATGTACGAACTAAAGCGCGTACTTCATCCGCTGATTGTTTGATGTTCATGGCAACCTCATTAATAAGTGAGTTGAAATGTTTGTACCTGCACCACCAGATACGAACGGTTTTATGTAGCGCACGATTTCTGAAATCGCTTTAATCCTTGTAGCTGTAAGCGTGATCGCAGAACCTTGAAGGTCAGTGAGCGTGTGATAATTGATGCCATCTATTGAGCCTTTGATCTCAACTGTGCCACCATCAAAAACCCCTTCAACCTGCACGCTTCTATCAGCCAGTTGCGGTAAGGTGATTGGGTTTCCCTCGTCACCATTAGCCAAGCCTAGCCAACTAACCACCATGTATTTAGCATTGCCATCGGAAGGCACTTCTTTTGTGTAACTGATTACGCTCATTTTGTATCTCCTTAGAGTGGAATCCCTGAATAGCCTGAGAACTGATCGATTACATCAGGGTTAATGTCAGAAGCTGTCTTGGCCATATCGACCATCGGTTGCATCATCGCTATCTGTTGCGCTTGCTGTTGTTGTGCAGCACGTTGCTCTCTGATCAATGCAACTTGGTCATCACTGACAATCAGCGAAGGATTAACACCAAGCATGTCGCTGTAGTCATCAACCACTTGATCGAAGTTAATCTTGTCGAGCACACCAGGATTCATACCCGCCATGCCACCGACTGTCGTAAGCAGTCTGTCGATTGAGTTCACACCGACCGCACGCTGCGCCTGCGCCAGCATGGATACGAATTCCACTTTGAGGTCAATGCCTTCAAGTTCTTGCGGGATTGGTGGCAGAACATCAGCCTCGACCAACTGTTCAAAGGTCAAATCAATCAGTGGATTCAATAGCTCGTTGTGCAAACGCTCTAGCACTGGACCAAGCATCAAGAGTTTTTCTTCATGGCGCTCTGCGACTTCAGTGGCAGTGATACCGCTGCGATTGTCATTGGCCAGCATCATGAACAAGTCTGCATAGAACGTGCCGCGAATGCGCTCACGAACGTCGCGTATATCTTCAAGCAGGTATTGAAGGTTTAGATTGACTTCATAGAGGCTACGGATGCCGCCACCTTGCACGGTCTGGTCTGTATAAACGATGCCGCCTGGCAATCGATCAGTGCCTTGATTCTTCAGTGAAGTCGGCACTTGTAGAGGTGGCTGCACTTGGTAATCAATCGCTTGACCCTTGCGAAGCTGTTGATGTTGAAGCTGACGAATATCACCGAGCGATTCCATGCCTGGTGAACTACCGTATATATCACCACCAGTGACATTCCAACGTGGACATAGCACTTTGAAGTTCTTAAAGCCTGATTCACGCAACATCTTGTCGTGATCATCTTTACCAGATTCCATGTAGCAGGATTTGAACGGCATGTTCTTGTCGTCCATCTTGCTAGTATCACGATTGGTACGTGGCTCGATCGCATGAATAACCGTCACCCAAGTATCGTAATTGCCGTTCTCGAACATATTCTTGACGTTGGCAGACACATTCTCGATACTGAACTTGCCAACCATTTGCGCGACGGTCATTTGGAATTCACGGTAAAGCGTGTCAACAACGCCTTTGGCATTCGTGCTGATGGCGTATTCACCAACAGTCAAAGGATGATGATGCACAACATTGTCGAAGTCGGGCATGACGATCGATGCCGCAGTGCCAAACGCGCCTAATTCCAGATACATGCTATGCAATGAACGGTAGGTATTGGACCGAGCAAAGACTTCGCGCATCAGCGTGGTCACATCATTAAGCCATATCTTGACCGGCTCGAACTCCATCAACTCTGTATCTGAGGTTGCCAATCGAAACCACGGACGCGCAGGTGAAGTCATGCCAGCCATCAAACCAGCGGCCATGATGTTTAATGCCTTAGTGCCAGTGGAATCGTAGATATTGTTGAAACGCTTACGGCCATCATTGCGGTCAGTCTCAAAGAACCGACCACTCATAGGCGATATGACTTTGGATATATCCTTCCAATGTGGGTCCCAAGTGCTGCGCTCTTTCCATAAAGAGGCTTTGCGCTTGAGTAAGCGAGTCCGTTGAGAATCGTTCTGATAAGATTCAGCCATTAGATTCTCGCCTTAGATTGTGTAACTGGACCTTTGCGCTGTGTGTTACTGCGCAGATTGATGTTGTCAGCTTGGCGTGCGGCTTGTTGTGGTATCTGACGCAAACGCATGTAACCTTTGTCATTTCCGAACACGGCCAATGGCGCACCGCCATCTTCTCGGAAACTTATTTGCTCATTTGCTTCACCAGATAAAGTTGATGGATCAAGGTCAATACCACTGACAGGAATCCATGAGCCTTGTGGACTTTGATCCTTCATCATCCCAGTTATATCGCCGTTGTAAAACTTATCCCAAGGGCCAGCTAGTTCTGTGTTGAATGGACTTGCATAATCAGCAATAGTGTTTTGTTTTGGTGGATTTTGTGTTGTTTGCGGCACAAATGCGAGAACACTGTTTGTCTTTGAGTCGTATTTGAACCCTGTTGCTACATCAGCCAGCTTTGGCTTCATGCTTGGGTAAATTGCAGACATAATGTTGTTACCGCCGTAATCTATTCTCTTGCTGATTTCCTCAAATGCTTTGGCGTAGGCATTCAAGTCGATTGATGCGCCTGCAGGCAGGCCGTCACCAACCAACTTACCGTCCTTATCCCATTTGTAGGCCATTACTAACCCAACAACGTGGATTTGCCGAGCGTCAGGCCACCATCAGCCATGGGGTCGGTGAGCAATGTTGAACTGTTACCAGCCATGACACCGCCAGGGCGCATCTGGTTACGATTGCGATCACGATAAACATCAGCCGTTGGCATCTTGTCAGGAGCGACAGGTGCAGGTGGTTTTACAGGTGGAGGTGGATCTGGAATCTTTGGAGAGGAAAACAAGCCGCCGCACATGGCAAACTCCTTATCGGTTTATTGATAAGGATTGTATTCAAGCGCCTTTTCTCTTTGGACACCGCTAACGCTCATGG